TGTATACACACCAGAGCCAGTCCCGTTTATTAACTTACCCGTATGGTACGAGTAACTTGCTGCACAAACACTAGCCTCCCTCTCCGTCCGTAGTCAACACCCAAAACAAACAATTGTTGCACTGATTCGCCCCTTTCGATATACTGAAGAACGAATGGTGAATTAAACATAAACAAAGGAGAACAGAATGCCAAAAGGTATGGGATATTCCGGAGGAAAAAAAGGTGGCTCAAGGCGCAAAGCCGGTGGCCGCAAGATGAGTGGGGGTGGAGGCTCACGCAAAGGCAAAGGCTCAGGTGTCAGCCGTAAACAGCCCGGCCGTAATGTGAGGACATAATTCATGATAGATCCGCGTAACTCCTCTTACCGTGACATCCAGGCCGAGCTTAAAGCCAACGGCATAAACGCAAAAGGGGGGCATCAGGAGCTCATCGAGCGATTAGAAAAATTCTATGCTCAGCGCCTCACTGAAGATCCGGCGCCTGTCCCTCAAATCATTGTTGACACACAGCATGTACAGCAAGAAGCTGAGAAGCTTGAGAGCCAAGGCATAATCGAGAAGAAAGTTTTTACAGCCCGCGGTCCACAAACCATAGATGGGTTCCCCATTGATGAAGTCCTGGATGAGATGAATGCCATCTTCGCCGGTGGTGCACAGGCGCGCTACGATGAAAACAACCCCACAATGATCGAATTCCATGGCGGCCCTCTTATCCGCCAAGAAACAACTATAAATCAGTCAAAAGCCGCCGCGCTGGAGTTTGCCAGAAGATATGCAAATTCCCTGCGCTGGCCTGGCAGAGAAGCCCTGGGTGTATCATCAGCCATCGGGGGCACTCATTGAGAGAAGATAAAGCATGCGTCATAGCCATTGATCCCACAGCCGCAGTCAGGCTGATCGTCGATGGAAAAGCAGACAGCATGTTACCACTGGGCACAAACTGTAATGCCCCAAACCGTTAGAGTTATACGCCATGAGCCAAAAGCTTACACCCAAACAGGAAGCCTTTGCGCTTAAATATGTAGAGTGCGGCAACGCCTCCGAAGCCTACAGACACGCCTATAATGCAGAGAACATGAAGCTTGAAACAATTCATGTGAAGGCGTGCACAGAACTCGCAAAGGATCATGTTGCGGTAAGGGTAGAAGAACTGCAGGAGCAACACCGCGCTAAGCATGACGTTACGGTGGATTCCATAGTTGGTGAACTGGAAGAAGCCAGAGGTTTAGCCCTCAGAAAAGACCAGGCCTCAGCAGCCGTAACAGCCTCCATGGGCAAGGCAAAATTACACGGGCTTATTGTTGATAAACAGGAGCACAGCGGTGAGGTCACACTGAGCAAATCCCACAGCAAGATAGCCGAGCGGTTTGCCAAGAGGTTTACGGGTAAGAATGACTAAGGAAGAAGGCGCAATGCTGGCCAGAGCAGGCATAGAGGGCATAGGCCCGTTTGGCTATGAGGCGCTGGCAGAGTTCTTTAAGGAAAACCCCGGCGCTGTCATGCCGAGCATGCCGTTTCCCATGTTTGTTGACTTTCTGAAGCGCGGTATTGAGTTCACAGTGGACAGAGGAGCGCATGAATGACGTGGTATCTCTCTGATTTTTGGTCATGGTACAGGTATTTCTGGCGCACAGGCTGTTGGAACAGGTCGCTATGGGCTTGGGCATGCAGCAAGGATGTGGTGGTCGGAGGAGGAGCACGCGCTGTGCCTAAAGATGCGCTTGTACACTTGGGCGCTCGCTATCTTCAGGATTATGCCAAGGAGCACGGCTGGATGGCATCTGACAAACTATGGAAAGAGGATGCCACTTGACTTTGATCTCACAGCCGAAGAATACGCCGCCATCATCGCTACCGATCAACTGGCCTTTACAGAGCATGCCTTCAGCATCGTCTCGCCCGGTGATGAATATATTCCCAACTGGCATGTAGACTGCATCATTGAGCATCTGAAGGCTGTGGAAGAGGGCGAGATTAAGCGCCTCATCGTCAACATGCCCCCGCGTGAGCTCAAGAGCATCAGCATTGCCATTGCGTGGCCTGCATGGTTGCTGGGCCATGATCCCACACGCCGTATCATTTGCGGCTCATACTCCTCCAAGCTGGCTCTCCGTCACAGTGCAGACACACGCCTGATCATGAACGATCCTATTTATCTGGATGCCTTCCAGGACACACGCATTACAAGAGACCAGAACCAGAAAGAATTCTTCCAGACCACAAAGCGCGGCTTTCGCAAATCTGTGTCAGTTGGCGGCTCTGTGCTGGGTGATGGCGGTGATTATCTCATCCTTGATGATCCGGTGAAGGCCGATGAGGCGCTGTCGGAAACCGTGCGCGAGAGCACGAATGACTGGATAGACCAGAGCTTTCTCACACGCCAGAACACCCCCGGTGAATCACGCATTGTGCTGGTGATGCAGCGCCTGCACGAGGATGATCCTGCGGGCCACCTGATGGAGCGCCATGGCTGGCATGAGCTTATTCTGCCCGCAGAGTTCAAGAAGAAGACCATCATAGAGATACACGGACGAAGATGGGAAAAGGATGAGGGGGATCTGCTCAATCCTGCGCGGCTGTCCCATGAGGTGCTGGAGCAAAAGCTGATAGATCTGGGCGCTTATGGCTATGCAGGCCAGTACATGCAATCTCCTGCACCCATCGGAGGCGGTGAGTTCAAGCGCCACTGGATACTGCATTACAACAACCTCTCACCCGAGTTCACAGCCAAGGGCATGAATGTTTTCATTATGGTTGATCCGGCATCCGGCAAGAAATACAAGTCTGATAAGGCCAAGGGCTACAAGGAGATAGAGCATGATTACACGGCCATGATGGTTGTGGGGCTGCACACAGACAGGAATTACTACCTGCTGGATATGGTGCGTGACCGGCTCAATCCCACGCAGCGCATAGACACGCTGATCAAGCTGCACATGAAGTGGAACAAGTTATCGGGTAAGCCGCCGCGCGTGGTGTATGAGGATTATGGCATGCAGTCTGACAGCTATTACATAAACAAGGCGATGAACGATATGAATTACCGCTTTCACTTCACGCCGGTGGGTGGCCGCATGATGAAGGAAGACCGCATCAGGCGTTTGATTCCGCTCTTTGAAAACCGCAGGATATTCTTGCCCCGGCGTGCGTTTTATACTACAGTAGAGGGGGAGCGGATTGAGCTTGTTACAGAGCTTATAGAAAATGAGATGCTTTCATTTCCCGTAGGCAGGCATGATGACATGTTAGATGCCTTCGCCCGTCTGTTAGATGACGATGTGCACGCCAATTTCCCAACAACAAGCCTAAAGCCCATGATGGTTGGCGAGACGTATCGTGACGAGCTATGGGGCGCCGATTATGATGAAGACAACTTTATGACATGGTAACAGATGCCACTCCTTGATACCGACACATTGCTGGAACAGTGGGACAAGCACAAAAGCATCTCTGAGGGTGAGCTGAGCAAGCAGCAGGAAGAGGCGCGAGAGGCCCATTCATACACAGCCGGTGAGCAGCAGATATACCGCTCCAGTGCCCAGCAAAAAGGACCACGCTCTCAGGTCGTATTCTCCAAGATTAAGCCGTTTGTTGATGCTGTAGTGGGCTTTATGATCCAGCTGCGCCGCAAGCCTGAATACCGCGCCAAGATCATGAATTCCCAGCAGCAGGAAGCTTACTCCTCATACATGAATGCCGTCTCTGATTATGTGCGCGAAAATGCCAACATGGATCAGGTGGAGAGCAGGCAAAACTTCGAGATGCTGGTCACGGGCTACGGCGCAACAGACACCAATATCCTCTATGAGAAAAACCCTGATGGCGAGGCGATCTCCGAGGTGCTGCGCTTTGATGATGTATTCTGGGACCCGCAATCACAGGAGCCGAATATGCTCGATGCCAGGTGGGTATTCAGGCGCAAGACCTTCAGTCTGGATGAGGCCCTGGAGCGTTTCCCTGGCTCAAAGCAGGAGGATTTCGAGGCTTACACCACGGACACGCGCAGTTCCTACCGCTACATTCCCGGTGGTGAATACGACAAGATTTCTGCGGGCGGTGTGCAGGAAGAGGATCTGGTGCAGGTTTATTACTATCAGTGGTGGCAACTGGATAAATATTACAGAGCCGAAAACCCGTTATTTAGTGAGAATATTGATCCAGCCACCGCTTCCCTGCTGGCTCAGATGATGGTGGCTGTTCAGCGTAACAGGGCTGAAGTCACAGATAACAGGCAGGTAGAGGACATATTTGAGTTTGATCCCTTTGCCGAGTTCCTGGTCATGACGCCGACAATTCGCAATGATATGAAGGCGCTATTTGAGCGCTTTGGCATAGAGATGGAAGAGCAGGAATACCTCAAGAAGGTGTATTATACTTCCATGGTCTCAGGTGAGACTGAGTTTGACAGCTTTAAATCTCCTGATCAGCAGGGCTTTACCATCAAGTTCAAGACCGGCAATTATGCCCCTGACAAGCGTGTGTGGTATGGCATGGTGGCCGGTATGATTGATCCGGCCCGCTATGCCAACAAGGCGCTGAGTGAGTTTTTGCGTGTGATTGCTTCCAACGCCAAGGGCGGCGTGATGTTTGAGGAGGGCGCTGTTGATGATCCACGGCGCTTTGAGCAGCAATACGCCAAGACTGATGCGGCTGTGAAGGTTAATCCGGGCGCTCTTCAAAATGGCATGATACAGCCCAAGGCCAGTGCTATTTTGCCCACAGGCTATGATCAGGTATACCAGATTGCTGACCAGAGCCTTGAGCAGACCAGCGGCATATCACGCGAGTTTTTGGGCACAAGCGCCAACACGCAGGTCTCAGCCCTATTGGAAGCACAGAGGATAAATCAGGTTGTGGCCACACTGGCCGGCTATTTTGATGCGATTACGCTCTACCAGAAAGAGCACGCACGCCTGATGACCACCTATATCCGCATGCTGGCCGAAAATTCGGAAGGGCGCATGATCTCGCTGATTGGTGAGGATGGGGCGCGGCAGTACGAGATGTTATCGGCTGACCGGTTTGCAGATGAGTATGACATTGATATTGGTGAAGCGCCTAACACACCGGCGCAGCGCCAGGAAACAGCGCAGGTGGTGATTGAACTGGCTGACAAGCTGTTTGAAACAGGCCAAAACATCTATCCGTTTGTTATCGACTATATTCCCGGTCTCAAGCAGACAGACAAAGCCAAGATCAAGCAGGCAATATTGCCCGATCCGCAGGAAGTTCAGGCTCAGCAGCAGGCACAAGCCGAGCAGCAGGCCATGGATTTGGCTGTACAGCAGAGTGTGGCCGCAGCCCAGCAGGCAAGAGCCGAGCGTGATCTGGCGGAACGTGAGCGCGTGCTGGCGCAGGTGGATGAAGTACTGGCCAAGACTGTCAAGACACTGGAAGAGGCCAACCAGAAAGTTATCGAGAACCAGGTCCTGAAAGAGCAGGGCGCAGAAGCTGTTAATGTGACCATATAAGGAGTAAACCATGGCAAATGAAGCACCGAACATAAACTACAATATCGACGAAAATCTTCGCAAACAGATCGAGGAAACGCATGGCGTTGAGCCTGAGAAGAAGCCCGAAGACCCTGAAGAGATTGTCCAGAAGGCTGAGGATGAGATTAAAGAAGAGCCTGAAGAGGAGCATCCAGAAGAAGATGAGAGTGTTGCTGAAGATGATGAAGGCGACGAGGAAGCTGAGGAAGAGCAAGAAGCGAGCGAGGATGACGATGAGCCACAAGAAGATGATAAGGCCTCATCTCTGCGCCGCAGGATAGAGAGCAATTACAAGGAAAAGCTTAAAGAGCGCGATGATGAAATGGCGCAGTTGCGCGAGGAACTTAAGCAGCTGCAGCTTCAGCAAGCCGAACAAAAAGGGTACATAGAGGCAACGCAGCAACAAACGCAGGCTGTCGATAATGACCCTGAGCCTGATCCTGTGCTTGATCCTGATGAGCACAATGCTTGGGCCCTCCGGCAGAAGGATAAGGAAATCGCTGAGCTGCGGTCAACACAGGAGCAGCATTCTGCGCAGTTTCAGGTACAGCAGGCCCGTCAAGCCATCACTACACTTGAAGGTGAATATAAGCGCATGAACTCAGATGTGGACTATGATGCGATAAAGGGTTTTGTGAAGGACAGAAATGCAACGCTTCTCAAGATCCAGAATCCGAATGCCAGTGATTTGGAGATTAACGCGGCCATCGAGCAGGCTGAGATGCAGATTTTTGCAGATGCATATAAGAGTGGTCACAATGGCGCTGAAGCCATCGTAAAAATGGCCAATGAGCTGGGCTTCGAGCCGAAGAACGGCGAGCCCATTGCTAAAAAAAAGCCTGATCTAAAAAAGATCAAAGAAAACCAGCGCAAGAACGCTTCCCTGATCGGCGGCACAGATGCGCCGGTTGACCGCAGTAAAGAGGTCACCCCTGAAAAAGTGTTGAAAATGTCCATGGGTCAGATTATGAAGGGAGGAGATGCTCTCTTTAAGGAAGCCTACAGGAATTTAGAAAACAACGCTCAGTCATAATTTATGAAATTTAAGACACAGCAGGAAGAGTTCTGGGCCAATGAGTTCGGGGACGAATATAATGTGCGCAACGCGGACAAGGAAAAGCATATGCGCAGCCGCACACACTTCTTTGAGAAATTTCCGCCCGTCGCATCTGTATATGAGCCGGGAGCCAGCACAGGCATGAACCTGGAGGCTATGCACGCCCTTAACGGCGCCGCAGAATTTTATGCCACGGAGATCAATGAGAACGCCTTTCAGGAACTAACCAAAAAGCCCTATGTGCAGGCACAAATGGGATCGGTTCTGCATAATCCGCCTTACAAGGCACAGCTTGTCCTCACTTATGGCCTTCTGATTGCCATCAATCCCGATTACCTGAAGGATGCCTATTATCATCTGTACCGCTCCTCTGAGCAGTACATTCTAATATGCGAATATTATAATCCTGTCCCGGCTGAAATCCCTTATCACGGCAAGAAAAACATGCTCTGGAAGCGTGATTTTGCCGGAGATATGATGGATGAATATGACATGAAGCTGCTTGATTACGGCTTTGTCTATCACCGTGATCCCTATCCTATGGGCGATATCACCTGGTTTTTGCTTGAGAAATAATCTGTTCCCTAAAGAATCACCTTTTGTGCTTGAAATGTTCTCATGGCTGTGATAGCCTGAGACCAGTTCCGCGAGCTTTATCGTGTGTATGACATTTTAATACTTTTCTACCCATCATTCGCCCTCGTCAGGCCGTAACAAACGACCGTAGATGTGAAGGAAAAGCAGGAAAACAGGCAAAAAATTGCCTGCGATTTTGTTTAACTTTTACAGGAGTTTGTTATGGCAGTAACAGCTATGCCCACTGACAGCGCCCTTGCAGTCAAATTATGGGAAGTTGAGGGCTTTGTCGACATTATGAAACGCACGGCGTTCGGTCACATGTACCGGCGCGGCACAATTATGCGGGCCGCTCGTCTTGATAATTCACAGGTAGGCGATGAGGTCACACTTAACTTTACCGGCATTTTAACGCAGGAAGGCCTCACAGAAGGCGGCACATTAACGGGCAATGAAGAGGCTCTTGATCTGCAGTCCTTTACTATGAGGCAGAATGTTCTTCGCGCCGCCGTTTTATCCCCCAATGATGATACGATTGAGCAAGTCAGAACGGTTGTCCCGTTTGAGAGCCGCTCGCGCCTGCAGATTCCGCGCTGGCATGCCTCGCGTCTTGATGCATCGGTCTTTAATCAGCTGGCCGGGGTAAACACAACCACGATCACCGTTGACACGACCGTATATAGCGGAAACAAGCGCCAGATTGTTCAGGGTCTGAACACCATCGCAGCCCCGAGCTCTGACCGGATTATCCGGGCAGGCAGTCAGGCCACGGATGAAGCCCTGACCTCTTCTGATACATTTACGCTTGATCTGATTGACGCAGCCATTGAGCAGCTTGGACGGACCTATCCGCACGTTGAAGCACTCGATGACATGAGCTTTGATCTCTACCTCTCTTATGAGCAGATGACCGATCTCAAGCGTGATAGCTCAGGGAAAATCCAGTGGTATCAAAACTATCTTTCACAGATGGAAGGCGGCGTAACAGGTGAGGATCAGAATACAATCTTCACCGCCAACCAGTACACCATGACGCCGGTAGCCAAGTACGCGAACGTGTACATCTATTCCAGCTTCCGGGTGGCTTTTGGTCAAAACAGTTCTACAGCAGCGGCCATTACCAATGTGCGCCGCGCTGTTCTGTGTGGCCGTGACGCTGCCGGGTTTGCATCCAAGTTCTCAGGTGCGCTTGAGGATCTTGGGGCCATGGAAGGCAATGTACCGCTCAAAATCTACACCCAGCTTAAGGACTATGACTATCAGAAGGGCGTTGAAGGCCGGATGATCTATGGCCTTAAGAAACTGCAGTTCGACAGTCAGGATTACGGCTCAACCGTGATTGCGACCTACGCTGCGCCGCACACATCATAAGGAGGCTTAAATGACGACACCTACAATATTTGCTGACGTAGCAGGAACCGCGGACAACAAGTTCACAGCCAAGTCAGAGCCTCAAGGGGTGCTGGCACAGCGAGCAGTAGCGACTATTCCGGCGACAACCGCAGCAGGCACCAATATCGGCATGATCCGCTTTGAAAAAGGCTTTGCCCTGACGGGACTGGCAATCGTGTCGGAGGATCTGGATACGCTGACGAATGTGGTTCTGGATGTTGGATATTTATATGACGGCACCACGGGCGAGGACCCGGATGCTTTCTTTAATAACCTTGACATTGCCCAGGATGCGGGCAGCCGTGTCTGGCCGACAGATGATGGCTTGCTGACGGGAACGAGCTTCGTAGCTACGGGCCCAGGCTACATAAATGTGCAGACGGGAGGCGGTGCAACCACAACCGCTGGCGATATTACCCTGATTGCGCAGTTTACGTATGACCTGACGACCGCAGACTAGGGAGGATTTGTGGCGACACTTGCGCAGATACGGGATCGCGTACTCTCCAAGCTGGACGACGGAGATGTGCAGCGCCCCAGTCCCGCGCAAGTGACCGCCCAGATCAACTCGACGATAGATTTTTATGAGAATAGCGCCTTC